AAGCCCGCTTGCATTGATGACCATATCCACGGTGATGTTTTCATGTGTACCGAACCTGACAAGGACAGCAGCCCGCTTGTCGTCAGATAACTGATTAAAGTTAACAATTTCTGCGTCAGGTTCAGGGGCGACCGGAACAAAGGAAGCCGACACCTCATTCCAGCGGTTTTCCTGCATATATTCGGAATCCCAGGAATCGAGAGCAGGGCGGGCCATGCCGGGTTTATCCTCGCAGACAAGAAATTTATAAGCACAGTCCTGAGCTTCCGGGTATTGTTCCAGAAATAACCAGCTAAATTTGGCTCTTGCCCGGCGTTCGTCGCCTGCTTCAATGGCAGTGGCCACAGGTTTAGCGCCTTCTGCTGTTGCCTGTTCGTCCGGAATGGCGGCGCAAATAAAGACTTTACTCATTTTGTTTTAACCTCATTACAGATTTAAGGGTGAACAAATCCCTGCCATTGCTGGCATATAAAAATGAAATCGGATATTAATTACGGTGCTGTTTTAAGTCCTGCCGGGATTTCGTTATTGTCCATATGAATAACTTTATCGACCGGATAACAGTTACCGGGAATTTTTTGCTCTGCCGCGGCAGTCATGCATTCTTCCATTGAGTCATGTATGTCAATAACAAGATCAATCGGTTCACCAGAAACAAAAAAAACAGTCAGAACGAGTACAAATGCCGTATTCATTGCCTGCATCCTGTTTGCATCAGACGTAAACGGGCCAGCATCGAAACAATGCATATTTTATTTAGCAGTTCCTGTTCGTGTTTTCTTTTATTAATGGCATCTTCAGTAAATATCTGATTGCTGATAGTGACACCAATTTCAAAACAACCTTCAGACGTATTAACGTTTGGTAATAACGTTTCCATTATCGCGTCCTCAACAATGAATTTTGTGATGCGGTGCCTGGTGCCTCCAGGTGACGTTAACCAGTTAACAATTAACGCCGGATACAGAGAATCCACCCATAACACTGTTTTTAGCTTTAACTGTTCCGCGTGCGCTTAGCCGCATTCACCGCATCACAAAATTCACTTTAAAAAGGGCGGACATCAGTTCATGGGCAAACAGATGCCGCCAAACGTCACCAGAAAATTGATAACAGAGGGCGTTGCAGCGGGGTTGTCACTTAAGCGTATGGTCAACCTGACAACCCGGTGTCCTCAACGGGGAAGGAATAACCCCGCCATACTTACCGCCGCGCCATTTCGCGGAGTGCCACAACCGGAAGCGCACGGTCGACGAAAATTTAACGACAGGCTATCTATGAACCAGCTACCTCGCCGTGCGCTTTCGCGTTATGGTCTGACTTTTCAGGGAAATATCCTTTCAGTAAACTGTCTGTGCCGGATGCTCACCCGTGTCCGGCGCACGCACTCCACCTCACCCGTGGAGAACTCCTTAATTACCAACCTTAGCTTCGTTGGTTAGCTATTAACGCGGGTATGTAATCATTCTGGCAATGCTTAATGCCGCTGCTTTTTCCAGCCTGGTGATATCCTGCTCCAGAGCGGACAGATTTTCAGCCTGCTTATCCCTGGCTTCATTGGCCCATTTCAGATCCTGCGCTGCATTAATTTTCTGGCGCATCCACTCATAAAGTTCATCATCGGTATAGTCTGGCGCGATGATGACGGGTTCTCGTTTCTGCATACTGATTCCTCGCGGTGCTGCTTCGCTTATCAGCCGTTAGATTTTGCCGAGCTGGAAAGCGCCTGTTTAAACTCACTGAAGCTGAGAGCTTCTTCGCCTTCGGCAAGGCCTTCGAAGTATTCTTCGTAAGCCTTTTCCATGATTGTGTCGAAATCCATATCACTCACCTGAGTTTCTTTCCAGCCAGCGACGCGCGCCAGATTCGGTTTTAAACGTTTTGCTTTTGGTATACGTCATCGCGGTGAACGTGCCGTCCTGGTTTGGGAACACGCCGCATACCAGAGATTCGTTGTTACCAAGATCGATAGTATCCATATTGACCTCATTTCCCCTTAACGCCGGGTAGCGGAACTGTTTGCTGAGAACACCGTGCGGTGTCTTGATGGGTGGTAATTTAGTTTTCTCATGAATGTTGGTCAAGTATTTTTAATGAGAAAACTCAATATTTAATGCAAAATAAAGCCAATACATTGAAATGTAAGGCTTTAAAATTTGTGAAGGGGGTTACTGATGTTTGTTACGTTTGCGAGCTTCTAGTAGCTCGGTGAATAGGCGATTAAAATTCTCAACGCGGGCACGGAGTTCGCTGATTTGTGCTTGCTGCTCTGATTTTGGAAGTGCGCGATACAATCGCAACATCTCCAACTCATCTTCCGATAAGTCTAAGGCGCTGTTGAGTGCAACTGGTGGATCTGGTGTTTTATCCTCGTCACCAAACAGTATCCAAGTTGGTGAACATTGCAATACCTCAGCCAGGCGATGCAAATTTTGCCCGCGCGGGGCTGTATGGTCGCTTTCCCATAGTGAAATTGATGAGCCAGATACGCCAGCGGCTTTGCTTAAATCGTTTTGACTTAAACCAACCTGTTTGCGTCTTTCTCTAATTCGTTGACCTAAAGTTTTCTCGTTCATATTTAGATATCTTAATAACCCTTGACTTGAGATTCCTTGAGTGATTACTATTGAGAAAACTCAACTTTGGAGGGGTGATGTTTAAATCAGACGTAATTAATTTTTATGGGACGAAAGCCAAAGTAGCGAAAGCTGCTGGTGTTGATCCATCTGCTGTTTCTCAATGGGGGGAACTGGTTCCTGAAGGTCGCGCGATGCGCCTGCAAGAGGCGTCCGGCGGGGAACTTCAGTACGACCCCAAAGTTTATGACGAATATCGTAAGGCAAAGCGGGCGGGGCGGTTGAACAATGAAAATCACCCCTGAACAGGTTTGTGAGGCTCTGGATGCCTGGGTATGTCGACCAGGAATGACACAGGAGCAGGCGACGATATTAATCACGGAAGCATTCTGGGCTCTGAAAGAACGCCCGAACATCGATGTTCAACGCGTCACGTTTAATGATGGCGAGGTTGATCAACGGGCGCTGGGCGTTAACCGGGTGAAGATATTCGAACGCTGGAAAGCTATCGACACCAGGGATAAGCGGGAAAAATTCACGGCGCTGATTCCGGCAATTATGGAGGCTATCCGGATCAGCGATTTCAGGTTGTATTGTGAAATTACTGACGGAAAAAGCATTACGTACATGATCGCCGGGTTAAACAAAGAATATGGCGATGTGGTGGAGTCCGGGCTGCTTTTTGCGGATCCATCTGTTGTGGAACGTGAGACTGACGAGCTTATAGAAAAAGCTATTGCTTTCAAGCATGCGTATCGTCAGCAATATCAATATTACTTTGCAGATAAACAAATGTCTGCCAGGGGTTCGTATGAGTATCGATGCACTACGATGGGCTAAAAAGGTGAAAACCGGCAGTTCATCCAGTAAGTCTGTATTGACCTGGCTTGCTGATATGTGCGGTGCCGATTTGTGTGCATACCCGTCTGTATCTGCACTGGCAGAAGTAACGGAACTGAACAAAAAGACTGTGCAGGACAGCTTACGACACCTGATGGAGATTGGGTTAATTGTTGATACCGGTGAGAGAAAAGGCAGAACAAAGCAAATTGTGGTGTACCGACTTATCGGTGTAGAAGAAAGTGTTGCCGAGCCTGAATACACCCAAAAACGGGAGTCTTTAAAGGTGGGTAAAATTGGTGCTGTTAATAAAAACAGTACCGAAAATGGTTATGTTTCAGCACAAAACAGACCCAAAAACGGAACTCTTAGCTGCATGGAAAATAACCAAAGACACCCAAATTTTCCATCAAAGACACCCAAAAACGGATCACGGAACCCAAAGGAACCCAAAGATCTAAACCCCACACATAACGCACGCGAGAGTGCTCCGACCAGTGAGCAGGAAGTTTTATCGTTACAGGCAGCACCCCTTGTATTCCTGGATGGCCTGAGCGAACCCATCGGAAAATTTCCGATGACCGATAGCTGGTATCCGTCACGGGATTTTCGACGACGGGCTGCGTTGTGGGGGATGGCTTTGCCGGAGACAGAATTTACACCTGCTGAACTTGCCGCCTTCCGGGACTACTGGGCAGCGGAGGGGAAAGTGTTTACGCAGATTCAGTGGGAGCAGAAATTCGCCCGTCACGTAAATCACGTCAGGGCGCAGGTTAAACCAGTCAGCAAGGGGGTAAGCCATGCAGCAGCACCAGGTAGTACCGCATCACGGGCAGTTCAGGAAATTCGGGCCGCACGTGAGCAGTGGGAACGTGAAAACGGATTTATCAGCGACGGAAACGGCGTGGAAGTTGTGGGAGCTCATGGGGGAGGTTTATTCAAACCGCTGGACTCAGAAGAACGGGGCCGCACCTTCGACGCTCTGGATTGCACAGATTGGCGCGATGACTGAGCAGCAAATCCGGCAGGTCTGCCGCCAGTGCATGGACCGCTGCCGGGCGGGTGAAACATGGCCCCCGGACCTGGCTGAGTTTGTGGCGCTGATTTCGGAAAGCGGGGCCAACCCATTTGGTCTGACTGTGGATGCCGTGATGGAAGAATACCGCCGCTGGCGCAATGAGTCATGGCGATACGACGGAAGCGATAAATATCCGTGGTCACAGCCCGTGCTGTATCACATTTGCCTCGAGATGCGTTCAAAGGGGATTGAACGCCAGATGACCGAAGGGGAATTAAAACGGTTTGCAGAACGGCAGCTGACGAAATGGGCAAAGCATGTTAGTAACGGCCTGAGCGTTCCGCCAGTACGGCGACAACTGGCGGCACCAAAACGCCCGTTGGGACCAACGCCAATTGAGTTGCTGAAACAGGAGTATGAACGCCGGAAAGCGGCTGGTTTTGTCTGATTTGAGAAGTAATTTTTACCGGGAGGAAATTTTAATGGAAACCGTTTTTGATGCACTGAAAGCAATGGGAAAAGCCACGTCGGTAGAACTGGCTACGCGACTTGATATCAGTCGTGAAGAAGTGCTGAACGAGCTGTGGGAACTGAAAAAGGCTGGCTTCGTTGATAAAAGCGTATACACCTGGCGTGTGGCTTATAACAACGTTCAGCAGGAACAGCCAGCGCCGGCAGAACTGCCGGAAGAAACCACCACGGCAACAGTCGCTAAAATTTCGGAGAACGATTTAACTGCGACGATTGAACAACGTGGACCACAAACGGCGGATGAACTGGCTACGCTGTTCGGTACCACATCCCGCAAAGTGGCTTCAACGCTGGCAATGGCAATCAGCAAAGGTCGTCTGATTCGTGTAAACCAGAACGGTAAATTTCGTTACTGCATACCGGGTGATAATTTACCAGCAGAGCCGAAAGTTGAATCGGTAGCGGAAACCGATGGTAAAGCCTTTCCTCAGCCAGCAGGTGTTGCGTTACCAGTACAGGAAGCTGCAACACAGGAAGATATTAAAACAGGAACTGTGGCTGATATTGTGCAATCGTTGCCATCGTTTACTGAAACGCGAGCGGATGACCTGGTTTTACCATCGCTGCATATGGCAAACCGCGAATTGCGTCGGGCGAAAAGTCATGTCCAGAAGTGGGAGCGAGTCTGCGCCGCGCTGCGGGAGCTGAACAAGCACCGGGATATTGTTCGACAGATTACTGATTCTTCTCGCTGTGTTGCATCGGAAAAGTGATTGCCGGAGGCGCTTATGGCAAAAGTATTTACACAAGAAGAGCGGGAAAAAATCAAGGGGCAGGTTGTTGAACTCGTGCGCCAGAGTGGGCGCGAGACGTTACGACAACTGGAAGCCAAGACAGGTGCGACAAGATATCTGATGAGCATTCTCGCCAGAGAGCTGGTTGCCAGTGGTGATGTATACAACTCTGGCTACGGGTTATTCCCGTCTGAACAGGCCCGTAAGGACTGGCAAAACGCCCGCAAAAAACTATCCAGGGCTAAGGTGAAAAAAACGGTTGTGGTTGATCCTGACCTTATCTGGTCATTACCAGACGGAGAAATACGCCGCTACGACAGGCGTCAAAACATAATCTGTAGCGAGTGCCGGAAGAGCGAAGTTATGCAGCGCGTGCTGGCGTTTTATCAAGGAGGTGGCGCTGTGAGTGAAATTAGCTATCAGGCTTCAATTGCCGCTGGCATTCGCATCAAAGGAGAGGAGCATGGAAATAAAACCAGAAGATGAGTTAAGTAATATTGTTTTATTTCCGGTAAAAGAGGATGACCCACGTAATCAGGTTAATTTTCTTTATGAGCCATCGAAAAGACCATATTGTCATCACGCCTCTGTCCGTGTTGACGAAAAAGAGCGTCAGGTCCGCTGTAAAATCTGCGGTGCAGTTGTGGAGCCATTTGACTGGATGCTCTCTGTGGCGAAAAGAGAAACCAGACTGGCAGATGATGTAAGGCTCTTGCGCCAGGAGGAACGGGAAAGGCGGAGAAATATAGAAAAGCTAATTCAGATTGAGCGTAACGCGAAAGCGCGGATACGCAGGGCGGCAAAATCAAGAACTGAATAATTAAATTTAGCACTGTTAAAAATTTAATCCTTAACCGGAGGGATTTCTGCACCCTCAGAACATCAGGAGGCCGTTCGAAATGGCGGTAGTGAAATGCGAAAATTCAAAATAATTATTGAAACGGGAATAGCTGGTGGAGATTTTGAGGATGTATTCGAAGTAGATGATGACGCAACACCTGATGAAATTCATGACGAAGCAAAAGAAATTTTCTTTAACTACTGCAATTACTCATATCACGAAATAAAAGGCGAGGAGGAAGAACAAAATGGCTGATTTTGGTTCAACTAAATACAACGTCAGTTTTGAAGAATGGCATGAACTGTTAATGGATTATGCAGAGTTACGTGGTGGAAGTGCTGCTGATGCTGAAGCCTGGCGTGATGACTACGAAGCAGGAAAAACACCTGTCGAAGCATATTGTGATGAGTGGGGCGATGAATGAGCGAGATTAATTATCAGGAAGGGCATGAAACGGCAGGGCAGGCAAAACCAGTTGCATGGCGATATCGCTACGTGAAAAAAGGCGTTACGGACTTTCAGGAGAATCTGTGGGTTGGTGACTGGAAATATGTACCGACAAAAGAGGATTGCAACGACAGGCCGAACTATGAAATTCAGGCCTTATTCGCTGCCCCGCCAGTTCCGGTGACATCAGAAGGACTGGTTAAAGCCGTGCGCTTTTATGAACAGGTAAAGCGTGAGAATCCACCAGTCGAAACAGGAGTATGGAAAGATGCTGTTGATTGGGTTCTCAAAGAGGCCTGCTGTGCTGTCATTCTGGGTAAAGCCGACAATCCATTAGCATCCAGTAACCAAGTTGGCGAATTAACAATGTGGGTTAAACGACTGGTCAGTCAACTGAAAAAAGCTAATCCAGACTGCAAATTACCGGAGAAGGCGATGGACTACCTGAAGCGGAACGAACTGATAAGCGCGGAGGATGTTTTGCGATGACCTGGCCTGAAGCATTCACAACGGTAGGAATTGCAATAGCGGTGGCGCTGGTGGTGTATTCGATTTGCCACTGGATGTGAGGTATTAAAAAACGCCCCGCACACAGACGTTGAGCGCCTGAGATGTGGGGATAGGGAGTTAGTTAAATAGTTATACAACAATACCTGATTTTATATTGAAGCAAGAAATAGGTTGCTACATATTGAACCATGCGCGTGTACGTCAAATATGGGAGGTCATCGTGCTGGTTCTGAAATGTGCGCTGGCTATTGCGGCAGTAATGGCAATTTATTGTCTTGTTATCGTTCTTATGAATCACCTCTCTGATTGATTTTATATTGGCGAGGTGACGTGAGTTAAGTAGAATTGCTGCGGGTGCTTGAGGCTATCTGCCTCGGGCATGAACACCAACGGCAGATAGAGAAAAGCCCCAGTTAACATTACGCGTCCTGCAAGACGTTTAACATTAATCTGAGGCCCAATCTATGCTTCACAAACGTAGGTTAGCCTCTTACGTGCCGAAAGGCAAGGAGAAGCAGGCTATGAAGCAGCAAAAGGCGATGTTAATCGCCCTGATCGTCATCTGTTTAACCGTCATAGTGACGGCACTGGTAACGAGGAAAGACCTCTGCGAGGTACGAATCCGAACCGGCCAGACGGAGGTCGCTGTCTTCACAGCTTACGAACCTGAGGAGTAAGAGACCAGGCGGGGGAGAAATCCCTCGCCACCTCTGATGTGTCAGGCATCCTCAACGCACCCGCACTTAACCCGCTTCGGCGGGTTTTTGTTTTTATTTTCAACGCGTTTGAAGTTTTAGATTGTGCCGGAATAGAATCAAAAATACTTAAGTAGCGCGCAGGGAGAAGAGGGATGGACCCCGAACAGGGGAGTGCTATTTATCTGGAAGGATTCTGTTGATGAAAATCGAAGAATTACGTGAAATTTTTAGTGAAGATGGCCTCTATACTGTGCGCGTTGAGAATGGCGCTATTGTCAGCCACTGCCGTATTAAATGTTTACAGTCTCAACAAAGGAAGAGTGGAGCTGCGTTAATTCATTTTGTGGATGGGCTTGTGACGGATGGTTTTATTTTGCGTGCAAATGAATTTGTCACATCGTTGCCGTCTCTGAAAGAAGCTGGGATTAAGGCTGGTTTTTCTGCTTTTGAAGATGAGTGAATTCATCTACAATTCAGCGCAGGGCTGAACCCCTGTTGAGTAACACTGTGCCACCGGAGAAAGCCGATGGCGCAAAATTCCAGACTACACAATTCTGATAATTCAGCCGTCTTTGCCAGCAGGCACGGGCGGCGTTCTCATGCATTCAAATCTGACTGGTTCCAGCACGCCCCATGCACTGAAGAACAGGCCGAATGGCTGATTCAGAACTACCGCAGACGTGGGTATGAGTTTAGGAAAGCCCTCAGCCTCGATTATCGTCACTGGATAATCTCCGTCAGGCTTCCTTACTCTGAACGCCCACCGCGTCCGTCCCGCACATTCCAGCAACGCATCTGGAGGTAACCGGGTACTGGTGGAGCCGGAACCGAAAAGCATGCGTAATCTGCCGTCCGGGGTCGTTCCTGCCGTTCGCCAGCCGCTGGCGGAGGATAAATCATTACTGCCATTTTTCAGCGACGAACGAGTGATTCGTGCTGCTGGTGGCGCTGGCGCATTGTCTGACTGGTTACTGCGCCATGTTAAATCCTGCCAGTGGCCACACGGCGATTATCACCACAGTGAAACCGTCATTCACCGTTATGGTACCGGCGCAATGGTGTTGTGCTGGCACTGCGACAACCAGCTGCGTGACCAGGCATCCGAATCACTCGAGCAACTTGCTCATCAAAACCTGTCAGCATGGATGATTAACGTCATCGGTCACGCAATAAGCGGTACGCAGGAGCGTGAATTATCTCTGGCTGAATTATCCTGGTGGGCGGTCCGCAATCAGGTGGCGGACGCGCTACCGGAAGCGGTATTACGTCGTTCGCTGGGGTTGCGTGCGGAAAAAATCCGCTCAATGTACCGTGAAAGCGACATCGTACCGGGAGAGCAGACCGCCACCAGCATACTGAAGCAGCGCACAAAAAATCTTGCGCCGCTGCCTCACGCCCACCAGCAAAACCCGCCACAGGAAGAGGCGGTGGTCAGCNAAACCCCGCCACAGGAAGAGGCGGTGGTCAGCATTGCCGTTGATCCGGAGTCACCGGCTCAGTATCTCCAGCGCCAGAAACCACAACGGGAAGAGATGCCTGTATACACGCGCTGGGTAAAAACGCAGAAATGCATGACGTGCGGTAATCAGGCAGATGATCCGCATCACATCATTGGTCATGGACTGGGAGGGATGGGAACAAAGGCTGATGATTTGTTTGTTATTCCGCTGTGCCGTAAATGCCATAGCGAACTACACGCCGGGGTAAAAGATTTTGAAGAAAAACACGGCAGCCAGCTGTTGTTGCTGATTCGTTTTTTAATGCACGCGAGAAATTCGGGTGTCCTGAAGTGGAAAGCATGAATGACTGAACGCATAGAATTTGTTTTGCCTTACCCGCCGACGGTGAATACCTACTGGCGACGTCATGGCAATACGTATTTCATCTCGGAGGCCGGAAAGCGTTATCGCCATGATGTGGCGCTAATTGTTCGCCAGCAGCGGTTGAAATTAAACCTGTCCGGAAGGCTGGCGATAAAGATTATTGCAGAGCCATCGGATAAGCGCCGTCGTGACCTGGACAATATCCTGAAAGCACCACTGGATGCGCCGACGCATGCCGGACTACTCATAGACGACGAGCAGTTTGATGAAATCAATATTGTGCGCGGTCAGCTCGTTCCTGGTGGGCGGCTGGGGATAAAAATCACAGAATTGGAGTGCGCATGAATAACCAGTATTTACAGTTTGTGCGTGAGCAGCTCATTATCGCCACCGCTGATTTGAGTGGGGCAACAAAAGGTCAGCTTGAAGCCTGTCAGGAGAATGCCATGTTCGATACAGGGCGTTACAGGCGAAAAAAAATCCGGTACCGCGATGAAGTGACTGGAAAAATGATAACGCGGGATAATCCACCAATCCCGGGAAAACAATCACTGGCGAATGGCTCATCAATTGCCCTGGTCAGCCCGGTTGAGTTTTCGACATCATCATGGCGGCGGGCTTTGCTGTCTCTTGAAGAGCATCATAAAGCCTGGTTGTTGTGGTGTTACGGCGAGAGTATTTGTTGGGAATATCAGATCGCGATAACACAGTGGGCGTGGAATGAATTTAATACTCAATCCGGTACCAGAAAAATTGCAGGGAAAACGCAGGAACGCCTGAAAAAATTAATCTGGCTGGCGGCGCAGGCAGTAAAAGCAGAACTTTTTGGTGGGGAAGGTTATGAATACCAGGAGCTGGCATTACTGGCGGGAGTGACAACTAAAAACTGGTCCAAAACATTTACTCGTCACTGGGTTGCAATGAAACACATTTTTCACCGACTTGATAGTGAGGCTTTATTGTTTGTAATGAGAACACGTTCAAAACAAAAGGCGGCATTTTCAAAGCAAAGTGTTGCAAAAGTAGATTGAAAGGCATATATTTCATGCAAATCTGATATTTTGCCGATTTTGTACGTGATGGCAAAAGCAAACAAAACCCGCCCACAAGCGGGTTTTGTTTGCCACTTATCTCGGATAGACATGGTGAATGCGCTGGTGGAGGAGGTAAGGGTAATTTTTAATCAGGTGATTCTTGAATGCTTGCAACATTTATTTCGTAACGTTATTATCCTGCGCCCGGCCCTTTAGCTCAGTGGTGAGAGCGAGCGACTCATAATCGCCAGGTCGCTGGTTCAAATCCAGCAAGGGCCACCAACCGTCAGCAGTTCATCAGGAAAGAGCGTCAACCCTTTAAGTTGAGTGTGCGAGGTTCGAGTCCCCGGTGGCGGTCCAGTGCCGACTTAGCTCAGTAGGTAGAGCAACTGACTTGTAATCAGTAGGTCACCAGTTCGATTCCGGTAGTCGGCACCATATGCGGGCATCGTATAATGGCTATTACCTCAGCCTTCCAAGCTGATGATGCGGGT